CAGGCAATTGAGCCGTTAAAACCCCGATAAGAGTTCCCACAATACCTTTTACCCATTCATCAATTTGAATATCACTAGTAAGTGTCATTTGTATGAATGCCCACAGAAGTACAAAATATCCTACATTGTAAAGTATAGTCACAGTAATTTGAGGTAACTCTCCAAGACTTGTCTTTTCCAATACTGGAGCATTTGCCAATGCTTTTTCATAATTTGTTTGAGCATTTTGCAAAAGTGCTAAACTTTTATCGTTTGAAATTAACTTTTCTTCTAATTGCTCTACTGTTTTTACTTTGAACTGCTTAAATACAAAAAGCAATGCTTGTGCTTGCAGTGGACCACGCAGTCCTTCTGCGAGCGACGGAGCAATAGAATCTGCAATTTGTAATAATTTATCCATCATTTTTCTCAGTTAGTGGGAGGCGTCGGCCACACCACATCTTCTAGCGAAGTTAAGCTAGGTTGATTTTGAGGAAGATCTCGAAGTTGTTGTCGATAGACTGCCCATTCTTGTTTTTTACTTTGTGTTAGGGGAGAATCAGCGAGCTGAGTCCAATCACAGATATATAATTTTGATAGTCTTTCTTGTCGAATTATATCATATAATATCTGTGAGTTATACTGCCAACTTTCGTTTTCCCTATCCCAGATGTAGTAATCCCCTGGTCGGGGACTGCGAGTACGCCATTCGTTATTTTTACGATAGCGAGTAAGTATAAAATTTACCTGATCTTCATTTGAAGAAATTTCATATACTGTACAGCCATCTATAATTTGACCATCATAGTAGTCATTATCGTTACCTGGAGACACAACATGTACCACTTCTCCATTACCGTTTACATATGCAAATTGTTTCATGACAACTCCTTTACTATCATATAGCAACTATCTTTATTTATTTTTTGAGGAGTAAATACTCCTCCAGGTAAATTATAAGACTCAAATATTATTCTACCATGTGTAGAATTTGCCCAAATACAATTATAACGAATTCGAATATCTTCTCCTACAACGTAAGGAGGTGCATGAGGTAGAAAAAATGTACTAGTTCCATTAACAAGACAATAATACTTACTAAAATCTGAATACCAAGTAGTAGCTGAAGGGAACGCTATATTAATACTATTAGACACATTGCTATTAAGTACTCCAACAGCTACAATCTCAAAATTTCTCTCAATATTAGAATAAAATGTTACATTTGATGAGGTATTATATACTGCTATTCCGTAATTTGAATTTGCAGATATTCCTAATGCATCAAATCTTCTACAGACATAGTATCTTGCGGAAGACACTAAACTTTTAGACCAATTTGTACCGACATAATCTCTAGCAAGTATACCATTAGTATTGGTATTTGCTCTGGCAAATACCAAATCAGAAGATAATGAATTTGCTACTCCGGGATACGCAGAGTTTGGAGTAGCCGTATTTAAATTTGAAAAAAAGCCGATATTAGGGTAGTTTAAATCAATAACAATTCTATCATTATTATTTAATACTTCGATACCATAGCTCATGATCGTATTACCCAGTAATCTACATTTATTGTAGTTGTAATTTGAGTTTTAACCGTAAAAGACCCTGAGTTTAAAGTAATTGTTAATCCTACATAAGTATAATTTACAGGAAAAGCAATTACATCCCAGGAGTCATTATTTGCCAACCCTGTAACAGTAACAGTCGTCCCAGTTGAATTGGCAGTAACAGTTCCACTTTGTACAAATCGAGGAACTCGACTTGTAAAAGAAAGTACTGTATTTCCGCTCGAATTATAAACTTCTAGTCCATATGCCATTATGTTAAATTTCCTAATTTAACTCGTAAAGTTCCACTGGTATCAAAAATTCGAATGCTAGTAGTACTTATTTCCATTCTTTCTCCAGAAGTATTACTTTTAATACTTAGTCCTGTAGTAGAAGTACCTGAAATATTAACTACTGCAACATTTATTGTTCCAGCATTCAGTTTATCAGCAGAAAGGTCTAGTATTTTTGCATTGTTAATAATACCATTTGCAATTTGAATAGTACCCGTAATTACTGCTTCAGTAGTAGAAATTTTAGCTGCTGTTATTGCGCCTGCATTAATTTTATTTGTTTCAATAGCATTTGCAGCTATTTTATCTGCTATTACAGCATTTGCAGCAATAGTATATGCTACTACAGCGTTTGCGGCTATTTTACCTGCAATTATTGAGTTTGCTATTAGTTTTTCTGCATTAACAGAATTAACATCAAGTTGAACAGTAGTAATTGAATTTGCAGCTATTTTATTAGCAGTTACAGCATTTGCCTCTAGTTTGGAAGTAATAATAGCTCCATCCTCAATAAGAGTAGCGGTTACTAGCTCTTCAAATCTAACATCTGCAATTTGAATTTCTCCGCCTGAATTTTCCCAATTAAGTAAAAAAGAAGGAGCTACAAATCTAGTATTAGCATGAAAATTTGAAGGTCCCGCTGTGGTAGTTACTTTTGTCCAGCTTGCAGATGAAGCACTGCTAGCCCATAGATAAAAGTTATGCCCAGAATTTCCTCCTATAAGAGCGCCCGTAGAATCTCGTTCTTGAAGAGTTGCATAATTATTATATCCTGGAGTTCCTATTGTTCTATAATAAAACGTAAGTCTATAAGATTTTGTTCTATCAATAGGAATTGTTTTTATACCTTCTCCAGGATACCAGGTCATATTTCTTGCAGCAGTTCCACTTGCAGCATATGCTACATATCTACCTGCTGGAGCATCTGTTACTATTTTAAATAAAGCTAGCGTACCCCCATAAGTATTACTCCAGCTAGCTTGATCTTCAAAAGTCGAATCTGGCAATAAGGAAGCTGCTGGATTTGCTACTAATAATTTGTTAGTTGTAACAGAACCTGCTGCTATCTTTACTGAAGTAATAGAATTAGCTGCTAATTTATCTGTTTCAATAGCTCCCGCTTGAATATTTTCAGCTAATACAGCATTTGCAGCTAATTGAATTGTACTAATTGAATTAGCTGCTATTTTTTCTCCTACAATAGTGCCATCTACTATTAAATCTCCTACTGTTTTTTCCTCAAGACGAATATCAGTTATTTCCTGATAGTTAGTAGTTGAGCTACTTCCAGTCCAGTTTAATATAGTTCTAATTTTTACAGCTCTTTCAGAAGCAGTAGGCGTAAACTCTGTTGATAACTTTTGCCAGGAAGCGGTGGGAGTAACATATTCTAGTCCACTAAAAGTTAGCTGAACACCGCCTTGATCTAATAATCTTAGATATAAACCACCATTATCGCTACCAACTTTACGTACCCAAGCAGATAGTCTATACTTTTTACCACTAGAAACCGGATAACTATTTACAGTTTGAATAGCACACGGTCCTAGACCGTAAGAAGTAAAAACAGAATCACCAGAAACCGAATCCCCAATAGTTCGTCTAATAGCTGTTGCGCCATGTGCTCCGTCAGCCCAAGCTGTGTCATCTTGACATCCTGGATCTTCATTTATAGCTTGGCCTTGTCCAGTAACATATAATTTATTTGTTGTAATTGAACCAGCAGCTATTTTTACCGAAGTAATAGAATTAGCAGCTAACTTATCTGTTTGAACAGCCCCTGCTTGAATATTTTCAGCTAATACAGCGTTTGCAGCTAATTGAATTGTAGTAATTGAATTAGCTGCTATTTTATTTGCATCAACAGAATTTGCCGCTAATTTACTAGTAGTAATGGCCCCATCAGTTATTAAAGTAGCATCTGATTTTTCCATTAATCTTATATTTGTTACAGCATGTTGAATTCCTGTATTCGAACTATAATTTAATAGTGCCACTAATCTTACATATCTTGCCGCAGTAGGAATAGCTGCAGCTTCGCCAGGACCAAATCCTATTGTATATTCTGTCCACGAAGAAGGAAAGGCACCCCCTGTTATTCCATAATAAGAATAAGTACCATTACCCCCCCAACCAGAAGGAGAGTTTGCTCCTCCATTTGCCGTATCAAGATAAGAAGGCATAAGAGCACCGTTAGCAGCATACCAAGCAATTCCTAAATATCCATTTCCTTGTCCTAAAGTTCCTGCGGTTTGTTTAGCCCACATATCTAGTCTATAAGGCTTATTGGGTTCAATTGGAATGAGCTCAGCATTTTTAACTTCTACAGCTATTCCAGCTGGATTAACTATAGCAGTATTTCCTGCAGGACCATCTGTTATTCCAGTTAATTGACTACCATTAGGCCATGCTGCAATATCTTGGCCCATAGGATCTGGATTTAATGCAGCCCCACTTCCTGTTACTAGTAACTTATTAGTAGTAATAGACTTTGACGCTATTTTTACGGAAGTAATAGAATTAGCTGCTAATTTATCTGTTTCAATAGCTCCCGCTTGAATATTTTCAGCTAATACAGCGTTTGCAGCTAATTGAATTGTAGTAATTGAATTAGCAGCTATTTTTTCTGCAATTACTGAGTTAGCAGCTATTTTATTAGCAGTTACAGCATCTGCGGCTAATTGAATTGTGGTAATTGAATTAGCAGCTATTTTTTCTGCAATTACTGAGTTAGCAGCTATTTTATTAGCAGTTACAGCATCTGCGGCTAATTGAATTGTAGTAATTGAATTAGCAGCTATTTTTTCTGCAATTACTGAGTTAGCTGAAATATTTTCGGCTATAACAGAATTTGCTGCTAAAGATTCAGTAGTTACAGAATTTGCACTTAAATGACGAGTTACAATTGAATTTGCAGCTAATTTTTCTGCAACTATTGAGTTTGCTTCAAGCTTTTCTGTAGTAATAGCATTTGCTGCAATTGTATTTGCCGTAACAGCATTTGCAGCTATTTTACCTGCTACTACTGCTTCTGCTATGAGTTTAGGGCTAGTTATCGCATTATTTGCAATTTCTGTAGAAGTAATTGTTCCAGGTAATATTTCATCTGGGCGTGGAGAATATGCCGTAGAGACATCGCCTAATTCTACTTGACAATTATCCCAATATACAGTTCCATTTGGAGCATAAATTCTTACTTCTATAAAAGAAGGGGATGCAGAAGTAGTAAAAGTAACACTTTTTTTAGTCCATACTCCTGTCGCGTGCGAGCTAGATAGAGTTAAGTCGGCATTAGAAAGAGTTCCGTCATAAATTAATACACTTCTATTATCTACAGCCCCGCCAGTTATGGAGTTTACATATACCCAGGCTGTAAAAGTATATGTTGTACTTGGCAATACTGAGCCTGTATATTGTTGATATAAATAAGAATCTTGTCCAGAGGTAGTATGTACAAATTTTGCAGATTTTGTACCGCTCAAAGCTCTATCCGTTGAACTAGAGCCTGTAAAACTAATAATTTTAGTCCAATTTTCTAAATCTACAGCGGACTCAAATCCACTATTGTTTAGTAGATTTCCACCCCCAAGTGTTATATTTAACTTAGGAGCAGTAATTGCACCAACTTGAACTTGAGCAGCTCCAACAGCATTTGCAGCCATTTTAACTTGTGTAATTGCATTTGCTACAAGTGCCGCAGTATTTACAGAATTTAAAGCCATTTTGGCTTCTGTAATTGCACTGCCCACTATTGCAGATGTATTTACAGAGTTTAGAGCCATTTTGGCTTCTGTAATTGCACTACCTACAATCGCTGCAGTATTTACAGAGTTTAGAGCCATTTTGGCTTCCGTAATTGCGCTTCCTACAATTTGAGCAGTATTAACAGAAAGAGGCGCTATTTTTGTCTCAGTTACAGCGTTAGAAATTAATTGTGCTGTATTTACAGATAATGGGGCTAATTTTACTTCTGTAATTGCAGTATTTGCTATTTTTGTGCTAGTTACTGCACTTGTTGCTATCTTAAGTTCTGTTATAGCTGCAGTTATAATCTGGGCAGTATTAACAGAAAGAGGGGCTATTTTTGTTTCACTTACTGCATTTGCAGCTATTTTAATTTCAGTTATTGCAGTATTTTGAATTTGTCCTGTATTAACAGAATTTAGTGCTAATTGAGCTTCTATAAGTTGTCCAGTAATATTTGCTGCGGGAACTGCAGAAGTCCACGCACTACCAGTATACCTGTATAAAACATCTTCTCCGGTTAAAAATACTACCCTACCTTCAAAAAGATTAGTACTTGGTAAAGTTCCTACAATCTCATATCCGCCTTTTGCTTTTGCTACTGAAAATTCTCCAGTATACGTTTTTCCAGCATAACTTGCATTTATTGTTAAAGTTCCAGTATCGTTTGCAGTTGCAAGATTTGTAACAGAATATTGACCTTTAGTAGTTGCAGTATTTGATACTGTACCTGTAAGTCCAGTAGTTGTAGCACTTGTCCAGCTTGCATTTTCTGTAATATTTACGTCACCACGGTATAGACTTGCTTGACCAGAAGCTCCCGAATAACTTGCGACAGTACCTTCAGCGTAAGCAAATAAAGTAATACCTGCGCGAGATATTGATAATGAAATTGCAGGCTCTCCTGCAGCGCCATTTGCGCCCGTAGCGCCATTAGCTCCGGCTGCACCAGCACGAACTCCAGTAAAACTTTGTTGCCGAGTATAAGTTGTTAAATTACCTAAAGTATCTTTTACTGTAATATTATATACAATTGAACCTGTATTTGCAGTAAGATTACTATGATTACCATAACGTCTTGTATCGTTTGTAACTGCTGTAGTATTTGTAGTGGGATTAGTATTTACATTAATATTTGTATTGCTTGCTACTGCTACATTAAAACTAGGGGATGGAGTGGCTGTTGCATTATAAGTTAATGGAGTATTACCTTCCCATACTAAAATGTCTGTTCCAGAAGCAGTATAAATACCGTTTAATCCAGAAGAATCTAAAGGAATAGAGTGATTTTCATTTACTACTAATACAGTATGCGCTCCCCTGCCATTTACTCCATTAGCGCCAGCTCTTAATCCAGTAAAGCTTTGTTGTATATAATAAGTAATAAAATTACCTAAAGTATCTCTTACACCAATACCGTATACAATATAAGCTGAATTTGAAATAAGATTACTATGATTACCATAACGTCTTGTATCATTAGTTACAACAGTAGTTACTGTAGTAGGATTTGTATTTGGGGTTATATTTAAACTATTCTGAACTATAACATTAAAGCTAGGCACTAAAGTTCCAGAAACATTATATGTTAATGGGGTATTCCCTTCCCACACTAAAATATCTGTTCCTGAAGCAGTATAAATACCATTAGATCCATTAAGGTCTAAAGGAATAGAATGATTCTCGTTAGTAACTAATACTGTATGAGCACTTCTACCTATTGTCCCATTTGCTCCGTCTACTATTTTTAATATAGTATAAGAGCTGGAAAAGCTTCCAACATTGCTTGTAACTTTTACAAAATTATTATTTGATATCGAACCAAAACTTGTTGCATTAATTTGAGCTGAAGTATCTGTTCTATTACTTAAAATAGTATTTGCTAAAATATTATTATTCGCATCATAAACATACCAGAGTGTATTAGCTCGTAAATTTTGACGATTTGCAAATAAAGTTATAACCGAAGGACCAATTAATCCTCCTGCTGACGTATACCTAAATCCATTGCTATCAGCATCTAATATTAACAACTGTGGCTCATCTATGGCTGTAACAGCATACCGTATTTCTTCTGAAGCTACATTGCTTGCGTTTTTAGCAATTTTAGAGAATATTGCATCATTAACAAGATCGATCTTTAGGCTTGGAGTACGAATAGTTTGATTAGTAAAAGATTTTTGTATAACTTCTCTTGTAGTTAGAGAAGTATTACTAGAAATTGTCGAAACTACCGCATAAAAAGAATTTGCCGTATTAGAAGAATTATGTAGTTTAATTAAGCTTCCTATGCCTAAATTACTTGTAAAGTAAGTTCCAGTACCAGTAATTGTTCGAGAACCGACTGTGGCAGAGACAGTACCAGGAATTTGTATTAGTCCACTATTAGCAATTCCAGCTTCGCTCCAATAGCTATTTCCAGAGCCGTACGGAGTACGAATACTTGTATCAGTATAATATTTTATAACTTTCCATGGATCAGTAGAATCACTATCATCCCACATTAAAAAGTAGTCGTCATTAGCGGGCAAAGATTGAAAACTTTGTGAAGTTTGTGCACTTGTGGCCCCATTTACCGTGTACGCTTTTCCTAACGGATTCACATAAGTATATTGACTATCAATTACAGTAAAAGTATTTGCTTCGAAAAGTACAGCAGAATCTAAAGAACCGCCAGCTTTAATGCCAAAGATATCATAGCCAGGACCTGCAGAAGGCCGAATAAAAGTAAACTCAATACTATACCAAGAAGAGTATTGCCCAAATATATTTTTTGTTCGAACTCGTACTATATAAGTTCCCGGACTAATTCCAGAAAGAACTAAATTATTTCTATTTCCAGAAACTGTTTCTGTTAAAAAGTCTCTATAAGAAGTATTAATATCATCATAAAAATTATGTTGTATTTCATAAGCATCAACATATCTATACTCACGAGTATTTGTGTTACCATTACTGTCTGTAAAAGACTCTACCGGGGGTGTCCAAGAAATATAAGCATATAAAATAGAGTCAGAAAGATTGTCCTCATCATTTACGTCCATTCTATAGTAATTTGCTATTAAATTAGTAACATTTGGAATATCTTGTCCTGGTCGAGGACCGGTAAAAGTATTATCTCGAATTTGTACTTTTGCTTCTAATTCATCAAATTTTTGTTCAGCATAGTTTGATGCTACTATTGAATACACTCCACCCTGTTCTTCTTTGATGCTCAATACTCGATATTTTTTAGGCTCTACATTATTATCATAAGTAGCATTTTCTAATGCCCAGATACTATCCGTATTTGGAGTAGAAGTAAATGCAGAACTTATATCTATTATATTTCCTACATAAGGCTCGGCAGTAGTAATAGAACGCTTTTGTACATGTGTATGCTCACTAAATGTAGTGGTTACCACGTTCCCGCTATCATCAAGTAAATTTGTTGCAGCAACACTTGTAGTAACCCCAGGAATTAAATCTCCTCGATAATAAGTAGTTCCTGATATAACTGCAGAAGCTTGTTGTAGATAACAGCCTGGACCATCAAAAACAACATGCAGCGTATGCGCCGTACTTTGAACCGCCGAAGAAGTGTTTCCAAGAATAAGATTATCAATAGTAATAAATTCATTTGTAGAAGATACAGCATTAGTAAAACTTATGCTTACATTTGCTATATTTGTACTTAATGAACTACTAAATCCAAAAAACTTATCTTTATTTGCTACTATATTATAAGATTTTACAGTACCGGAAGTGTATCCAACATTTACTGTAAGCGGCACTTGAGCATTATACGTTCTATACGAAGCAATACCATTTACATTATAGTCTTCAGAAGTAGTATTTGCAATTGTACGAACAGATATTTCTGCACCAAAAGAACTAATTGCTGGACTAAACTGAGAAAATACTATTCCGGCTTTACTTGTACTTGTAGTAAGCCCAACATTATTAGAAGTATTTGCAATAGCAGAACTATATCCTTGTGCAGTATATTCTGTCATTGCATCTATTGCTAAAGTACCTGTAGTGCTATTTGCTCTATAACTGTAACTACCAAGAGATGCGGTATTAGTAGAAGAACGAGTTATCGAAGCTGCTTTTGCTCCAGTGTTCCCCACAAAAGAATTAAAGTTATCGGTACCAGAAGAGACCAAAGCATTTTCAAAAGAAGTTCTATTGCTAAAAGTGCTGCTCGCAATTGTAACGTCTCTATCTAACGTTATTGTTGTTCCAGAAGCGGAACGAATACGCCCACTTGCTTGAATAGCATTTAAATGATGATCTTGTACATTTACAATATCTCCAGGTAACAAAAAGTTGGCATTCATGCCAGTACCAAAACTTATAAATTCTGTCTCAAGCTGAGAAGTTAACATATTCCATAAAGCTACACGATAGGCTTGTCCTTGGCTAGTGCAGCCAAAAGCTACCGAGTTCATTGGAACAACTTTTCCTTGCTTAATTATATCCGTTTGATCTGTAACTGTTAATACATCTTGCTGATAGAATTGATCTGGATTGTTCCAGGTAATATTTACTTCATTATAACGAGCAAGTCTTCCTGAGTATTCATAATTAAATAATCCATCAACCACATTACCCTGAGTAAATGTATAAATAGGCTCTTTTGGACTATCTTGAATGGCTAGTAATGCGCCCTGTGCCCATATCATCATACCGCGGAAAGTAGTAGCCAAATCTCGTAATACTTTATAAGCTTCTTCTGCTTCAAAAATATATACGTTACAAGTAAAACGAGGCTCCATTCCTCCTTTACCATCTGGAACCAGTTCATCGCAATATCGACCAATTCTATATAAACTATATTTATCTACTAGTGAGGGGTCTACATATTTACCCAAACCGTATCTTTTATTTGTAGCAAGATCATAAAAAATCCAAGCAGGATTATTTGTATATCGTGTAATAAACGTGCCGTCCCATGCTCCATTATATTTTGCTTTTCCATCAAAAGATTCTTCTCGCGTCGTATAGTTGGAAGGTACTTGAACTTTTATACCGCGAACATGATATGAACGTCCCGGTATGGAATTAAATCCTTCTGAAGGAAAAGTAATTGCAGCATACGCAGAATGAGGATACCTAAATTTATCCAATACCTGACACTCGACATATTTCAAAGTCGAGGCGCTAACAAAAGTAGCATCATCTGTGCTATAATCACTAGAACTATGTGGATTAATTCTGGATACAATAACTGAAAAATTAGTAAAAGGTTTAAACTGCTCTACAGGAATTTCAATTTCGTGTAGAAATGCAGATTCAACCTCTGTTTTATAGAATCCAGAATACCCAGATATTGCCGCCTCCCAGTCACGTATTCTTAGATTGCCAGAAGGAAATCCTGCTCCAGAAGAAGGCCCTACTATAATTGCAGTTTTAACCTCTCCTCCTTGAGTATATTGAAACTTAACTTGAAAACCTGCAAATGCAGGTTGAATTCTACCAGAAGCTCCAGAATTCACGTAAAGACCTGCAGGAAACTCTATTCCTAGCCTTATTTTATCAATTTCTGAAGCTTCTGTCACTCCCAATGCGGCTGCAGAATAGCTAAGTGGAGATTGTAGTCCATTAAAAGTATTTGTCCATTCTAAAGGCTGTTCAATTGAAGTTAAAAAGCTAGCAGTTGGAACATCTCCAAAAGTTACTGGAGTTTGATTTAAAGTACCGACTCTAAAATTTACCGCAGTGTTTTTAAAGTTCCATTTATCATTGTACAGTTGATCTTGGGCCACTGCTGGAGGTAAGATTTGAAATTTGGTGCCAGAAACGGCTGGAGCAACGTAAACTGTTAAAGAATTTGAAGTTGCAGTATTTACTACAGCAATGTGATCAATTCCACCAGCTTTATTTACGCCAGAAGTACTTATTGGGGGCTCCACTACAGCAGTATTTGCGTCTATATATTGAGTAACGGTACCTACATATTCTCTTCCTGCTGCCCCCATGCCAGTAATTCGTAGTTTTGGTCGTGCAGCTATTAATAGAGCAGGATTTATTGCCATATTTGCGGTAAAAAATCCATTTGCTCTTATTCTAGTATCTCCGACATTTGCGGTAAAAGCGCTTGAAGTTTTTCCTCCGCGTTCGAGAAGTATAATTCGTCCACCTGTGCCAGATAAATTTACTTCGTTTGAAGATACTGTAGTGCTATTTGCAGTAAAAGTACCATTACCGGAAACTATAGAACTTACCGAAGGTCTATTCGCTTCGGTTGTTAATGGAGTACCATTTAAATATACACTTGCAGCTCCATTAACAAGACCGTGAATTTCGCCTTCTGAAATTAAGTCATAAACTACGGCATATTGAGGGCTAGTAGCTCCGGTAGTGCTGCCAACAGAAGTTGCTGTTTGTTGCTGTGTTCCTTGTATTGCCTGGGCTTGTGCTACAGCATCTGCTACCAGTTCTCCATTTATCGCTGAAATTCCCATTTTATGCTCCTTATTACATAAACCTTATAGATAGAGTATAAGTATAATTCGTTAAAGAATCTATAATTACTTGTGGATTTGATAAAGCATCAAAATCTCCTCTATAATCTCCTGCATATTCTTGCGGATTTGGTGTGTAAGGATTTGAAGTTGAAGTAGTTCCTGCAGGAGCAGGCCCCGCTGTAGCATCAGAATACACATACCCCGTTGTAGCTGTTCTTGATTTTGTATATGCTACAGAAATTGGAGCGCCTCCAACTATTAATTCTCCATAAAGAAGAGGTACAGGCTGACCTTGTTTAATCGTATTGATAGGACCAGAAAAAAATGCTCCACCTTGTTTTCCTTTGTCTGGCTTTGGCATAAGCAATTCATTTACGCCTGCCATAACTAAATTTAATCCTATGCCGAAAAGCATTGCAACTCCTACTTTTCCCCAAGTAAGTGATGCTCCCCCAGTATAGGGGGCTAGAAGTACTGCGGAAATAATAAGTATAGCTCCAACAATAATTTTACCCCAACCGCCAGAACCCACAGGAACTTCCGTAATATAAACATCATCTTCAGTGACGTTCATATATAGCTCTTCGCCGGTCTCTAGCAACTCTTTCCCAGTTCGAACTGCAAAATTTGTACCTTCTTCTACAGCATCTATTAGATACTTTTTAAAGTCTGGGCACTGACATTCAATGAGCCTTAATGCTTCTGAAACTGTAGAACATTTTGCTCTCCATAGAGGACCAAATTTTTCTCCCAAATTTCCTAGTAAATGAATTCTTTTCATGGCGTATAAATTTCCATTTCCCAATTTCGTAAAGAAATTATAATATAACTCAAATTAAATCTTTTTGCTTGCAGCATATCCATTTCACTTGGTTTCGGTCCCGAACGAGGATGAGAATGCACTATTGCTTGTGGCTTTCCATACAATTGACATTTTATCCAATCTAAATCATTTATTTCAAAATCGTTTTCTACATTGTTTGCAACATTTTTACAAATTACAAATTTTTTATTTACGATTACTCCGCAAGCTTCTTCTTCAAAATGTTTACAAAAATGAATCAAAAGTTTAAGAATATGTTCGTGATCCAGGAAATCCTCCAAACGGTAAAATAACTGTTTGATCGTAGACGGTGCTTGGCACAGTAGTTCCGTTAGAGGTTGCATTTTTATATTGAAATCTTCGTGTGCAAGAATAAAGTCTTTTTCCACAAACGTCACCTAATTCCCAATGTTTATTGTAAGCTGGATTACTGCCTTGTGCTACTCCAGCCTGTGTGCGTAATATTTTTTTAAAAAGTCGAGGAAAACTTTCGCCTGCCAAAGTATGTGTGACATAATCATTATAGTTTGGATCTGTATATACAGTATACGTACCGGAAGTGCTATAAGCAGAATAAATCCAAACTCGTCTCCATGCAGCATTGCCGTCACTGGGAGTACTAGTAGTGCTTGTTACCATTTGCCAATAGTCATAAGCTGAAGATCCGGTTGTAAAACTACCGCTATTTTCAATTTTGGTAAGACCTGACTTTACTGTTCTATACACTCCATTTACTGTACCACTGCCGCCCCAAGTTCCAATTACAGCAGTCGAGTCTACAACGGGCTCGTCTCTTGAATTTACATAGTTTATGTATGTTACTCCAGTACTCGGTACAGTTACACGACTAAAACGATTATATGTGCATCCGCCAAGTTGGGCGTTTTCCGCCAAATCTGGCGAAGCTCCTTGGTATTGCCAGCTACACCCTCCGCCCATAACTACACGAGACGGAAGCTTTACTCCTTCGATATCGAAAGGAGAAGCAAGTTCTAATTCTACGCTTAAAATATTTGTAGTACCAATTCGATCTACATAATAAATATTTTTTGGCAATTCTACAGCAGGACTTGAAGTTAAGTATTTTTGTAAAGTTCTGCGACGAGTAAATTGTTTACCCAACAAATCTTCATAAGTAAAGCCGCTACCTAAAGCATCTTTAAATATTGTAAGTACATTTCCAATTTTTAGCGTAGGACGACTTGACGGACCATCGCTTGTTAAATCTACGCCATCAAATTCTACTGGAATACCTTCGTAGGTATTTCCATCAAAAGTAATATCAGCGGAAGAAGAATCTTTGCCATCATGAAAATAAAAAGTAGACCCATCTGGCATTTCCAGTTCATATAATATAACAAGAGAAGATCCTGGACTTTGTGTTTGTAAATCTCGAATTAATAATTGACTCATGATTCATATACTCGTCTAAAAACAGCATCTAAACTATAAAAACTTCCGTACTCGTAGCTTACGGAAAAATCTGAACAAACAACTTTCATTGTAAATTCAGCATTTGCACTATTTGTATCTGGAACAGTAAAGTTAAAGCTATTGGCTCCTTTTGTATTTTGTAAAAAGGTAACCATATCATCTATTTCTTCTTTTGGTCTATATTTGAAAGTTACTGCATATTCTTGCCTTAAATTATTAATTCCCATAGGAATTCTTTGTTCATACCCATCGCCAAATTGTGCTAATAGTACTTGAGCACTGCTTCGCTTTGCCATTGCACGATCTGGAATTTTATTGCTTACACCGTCATTAAATCCGATTGGCATATTTTATTCTCAGAAAGGACTGAGCAGTCCGCCAGGACGCTTTTGTCTCTTTAATTCTAATTGAACAACATTTTGAATAGCTTGTGCCATTGCGACTCCACGCTCTCCTGTAGCTTGTACATCTCCCTGCATTTGTCCATTGGAATTTACATTTATATTGATTCCAATATTATTTCTGTCCCCGCCGCCGGTTTGCATAATTACTGGAATCGACTTGCCGTCCGGCAGAGGAACTACAGCTTCATTATATCGACCTTCTCCTACTAAACCAAGTGTAGGCTTGTTTACGACCCCGCCGTTTGCAAAAGCTCGAAATCCTCCTGGCATTATTCCACCGTTTGCTGCGCGCACAGTGTTAGGAAAACTATCATAGGATAGAGTTCCACCTGGAGTTTGAGGCGTATTCCCTAGTCCGCCTAACCAGCTACTAAATCCAAAACTTAGTCCAGATATGGCACCACCAATAATTGCATTTCTCCATCCATTTCCACCACCACTACTTAAAGCTCCTACAGCTAGTCCACCAAGTGCACCCGCCAGTCCGCGAGTCATTGAGTTTATCCAAGGTGCGTCTGCACTAAAAATAGAGCCTAGTTTATCAAGAAAAGGCGCATCACTTGCAAAAGTTTCTTGAACTTGATTACCAAAGTTTCTTATGTCAGTACCTATTTTTTTAGCTCCATTTGCAATAGTCATGCCAACACTAGTTGTTGAGCTTTTATCTGGTACAGGTAGCCGCTGAGCTGTAACTTGTACTTCTTGAATTAAAGGATTATCATTTGGAGTTGGTAATGCTGGCGGCTTTATCGAAAGATTAGCATTTTGAAATGCTCTACCAATTGCTCGTTCTACCTCTACTGCTCCTGTAGATAATGCTCTTACTATACATGCCTCTAATTCTTCTATTCCTGTAACTTTTACGGATAAGGGAGCTACGGATTGATTAGAACTTGGTACTACAGTTGAATTAGATACTGATTCGATCCCAGATACTTGTTTAATACCAGAAACTTTTACTGCTTGTGGAGCTACAGGTAATTTTACCTCTTCTTTTTGCTCTTCCATAGGCATTTTTGGTTGTATTTGTGCATACGCTTCTTTTATTAAATTTGCAGTATAGCGTGCTGCTTCTTCCATAGCTGTTTTAATCGTATTAGAAGCAGTAGTACCACCTTCTCCAACAGAATTTTTTAATGATTGAGTAATGCGAGTATCTACCTCAGATAAGGCTGCCTTAATAGCATCCGCGGTAGAATTGCCAGCATTGCTCATAGCTGGACCAATTACTGATTCTGCATAGTTTGCCGCTTCTTTCATAGCTGAATTAATCTTTTCAGCCTCTGACTCTTCTCCTAGACCTAATCCATCAAGTATGAAGTTTGTTGCGGTTTTAGCCATTTGATCGGCTGCAGCTTCTCCTACAGATTTTACTATATTTAAAAAGCTGGTCTCTATATCTATTTGTCCGCCTTTTAGAAAAGCTGCTATTTCTTGCTCAATTCCTTGTCCAAATGCTCCTTTTACTGCCTGAGAAATTTTATTAATTTCTTTTTCTTGTTCTTGTAAAACAGTTAATCGAGCTTTTTCCGCTATGATTTTATCTTTTAGTGCGGGCAATTGTGCTTTTGAAGTATACTCTATTTCTTTTTCCAAAGCAAGTAATGAAGTAGTACTTTTTTCTATTTCTAACCTTTCTCTTAATTCTTCTTGAATATAAGGATTGCTTAGATTACTTAACTCTTGCTGTACATTTAATAAATTAAGTGCGGTATCTGTTTGTTCTTTTAATAGACCAAGCGCGGCTTGCCGTTGCGCTTCTTTTCTTTGTACAGCGTTGCGTATAATCTCAAGACGCAGTGCTTTTTCTCTTTCATTGTTGGCTGCCGTTAATCCTCTTAATTCATCCTCATAAACTTTTCTCTGATCGTCCGTTATATTTTTTTGATTTATTAAATTTGTAAGTCTATTTTCTTGTAGTTTATTAACAGCAACAGTAGCACTATAGTCTTGAATCTCTAAATTAGTAAGTTCTTTAGATAATCTTACTTGAGCTTCTAATTTTTTTGCTGTACTTTGTTGAAAAGAATCAATTTCATTTTGAATATTTAATGCGCTTTCTTGAGCTTTATTACGAGCTAACGTATCTTGTAAAATTCTTTTTTCGTTATCACTTATGACTTTTAATGGGCCTAATAACTCTAATTGTGCGATTTGTTGTTGCTTTAATGCTTCAGCCTGGTCCATTGATATTTTAACGGCCTCGTCCATGCTAATAGCTGCTTCTCTGGCGGCTTTAGATACATCTGCTAATGCAAGATCACTAACAGTTCGTTGTAATTTTGAAGAAAATTCACTAATTTGATCTAAGCTATAAAAATCGGTTGATGCTATTTCCTTAAATCCATCTATTGCCTCATTAATAAATACCTTAAGCCTTTCCGGCGCAATAGCCAATGCTTGTGTTCTCAAAGTTTCTACTGACTTTGGATCAAATGTTATTCTTTGAGTAACCAGATCATTGAAATCTTGAGGAAGAGATCTTTTTGTTACTTTGCTTTCACTGTCATTTATAGCAGCAAGATTTTTAATTAAATAATCGTTTTCTTCTCGTAGTTGCTCTATAAAAGTATTAGTAACAGACGAGAACTCCGTTTTAAAAGTATTTGCATTTTCTACTCCAGCAGCTCTAAGAGCTGCCGCAGCTTTATCTGATGCAATAGCTGCATTTATTACTGGATTTTTTCCTTTTATTAAATCAAATAGATCTTTATCTAGCTGTATTGTTTGTAGTTCTGTTTTTAATTTATTAATTTGTAGATTTAATTCGGTCTCATCTAACTCTTGCAATAAGGAAAGTGGTTGAAAATTTTCAGCGGTAAATAACGCAATAGAATTTCTAAGCCTTGCAATATTTTGCTCTTGCTCTTGTAATTCAAAAGTTCGTCTAAATTGATCTTTTAATTTTACTAGTATGGCAGTGAAAACTTTAAAAGTTGCTTGTGTTTTAAATAAATCTGTTGAGGTAGATCCATTCCATTGTGCAAAAGCATCTGATAAATTTTTTACTAAATCAGATATTTGTACTAATCTTTTTTGTAGGGGGCTTAAATTTATAGAATCTATAAGTTGTTTTTCCAGCGTTCTAAACCCTTCTGAATATGCCTGCAAAGAAATAGCAACACTTTTTGCAGCTTTTGCATAGTCTACGATAGGCTTAGTGGCAGCAACTATTTGTTCAGAAGAAACCTCGGTAGCCTGCTTTAAATTTTGAATTGTTTCTACATATTTTCTTAGTTCTGGTATGCCGTGTGCGTAGGCTTCTATTAAAGTTAATTGATTATCGCGCGTAGCATCCTGTACCTTTTGTACTCTTTCTAGCTCTTTGCTTGTTCTTCCGATTTCATTTTGTAGCGCATTATATGAGTCAATGGCTGAAGGAGGAATTCCAGCTTCTGAAATTGGTATTAATAATGTAGAAGGTCTTTCTAGCCCTTTGAGGCGCTTTTCGGCTTGATCTATATTACTCTGTAATTGTTCAAATACAGAGTCTGCGGCTGTAGCTTGCTTTATAAACTTATCCATAGAGTCTGGAATGTTTCCACCCATACTAGCTTCAAAAGAGGCTACGTCTAAAAAAGTTCCAATTGTTTTAATATTTTCTAAACCTTTTGCCGCTCTTTCTACATCTTTAATTTGTTCTTTTAATAATTCGATTTCTTCTCCGTCGCCTATAATTTGTTCAGCTAAACTTTTTTTTACAAGATCTTCTTTACCAAATCTATCGATTAAATAAAGAGCTGTTGTTTTTATAACTTCTGCAATAGTAATTACTAAACCAATAATTCCTATAACTTTAATAATTCTATTCATTACTCTTACTGCTCCAAGAGTAAGTTCTTGCAGTCCTTGCATGGCAGTAGCCCAAGCTAATTTACCTTCTGCTGCTGCTTGACCAATATTGTTTCCAAGTCTTCGAAATTGTCCTTGCATACCTTCCGTAGCTTTTTGAGCTGCTGTTTGCATTTCTTCAAGTCCGGCTTTTGTCTCCTCTAATTGCTCCTTGGTTAAGCCTTTGAAAGCTGGATTTCTTGCCTGATGCTTCGCCATTGCTATTAAATCATCATCAATTTGTTTTATCATTGCAGTAACTTGGCCTGGATCAAATTTATCACCGGCGGTTAAACGTAGTAAATCTTCTATAATTGGAGGAGCTTTTGCTCCTTGAACTTTTTTGATAGCAGAAGCTAATCCTTGTATATTATTTACTGCCGGCTTTACTGTTCTAGTAATAGTAAGCTGCCCGCGAGCAAACGCATCAGCTTCAAGTGTATAATCTGCAATTTTATTTGCATATTTTTCAATTTTAGCATCTATACGTTCAGTTATAGTTTCCATATCTGGCAAAGCTTGTTTTATTACACCTCCAAGTAATAATCCGAAGGCTGAAACTACTGCGGCAACATTATTTTTTACAGACCCCGCTAAAAATTCTGCTACTTTTGATACTTCTGGTAATATTTTATTTCCAAGTTCTGAAAAAGCCGCTCCAAGTTGACGAATTCCATTTGCGGATAATTCACTTGAGTCTCGCAAAGCTCCATATTTTTTCTCAGCTTGCTCTAAAGTAAATATAGCAACGCCTTGAGTTCTTTCGTAAGCAGTAAGATCGCTAGCCGTTTTATTAATACTACGAGCATACTCAGAAGTAGCGTCTGCAAGACGAAGTACAATACCAAGTTCATCTAAAAGTTCTGGTTCAGCTTTTGTAATACCACGAATAAGCCTATTGAAAGTATCTTCGAGATCTCGACCTAATACTGCGGAAATTGTTTGAGAATAACTAGCAATGTCTTTTAACATTGTGGCAGAAAGACCTGCGGCCGTACCAATTGCAGCAGCTTGAGCAGCTTGCTTATATCCTAGTTGGGCATCAGTAGCTGCCTGAATAGATTTTGTAATTGAAGTATAACCAATTCCAGTTTGCTCAGTAAGTGCTTTTTGTCCTTCAATTAATATACGAAAATCTGCAGCTTGTAGTAAAAATTGATAAGCCGCACTGAGTGCAAAAACTTGAGCAGCAATAGTCGCATAGGCAGCAACAAGTCCGCCCATGCCTTGAGACATTTTGGAAAAGTTTTTGGTAGCATTCGAAGAAGCCTGAGCAACTCCTTTTATATTTCTATCGGCTTCTGCAGAGCCTGTTGAAGCACGGCTCATAGCATCTGCTAGACGATTAGTGTCTACGGCAACACGACGTGTTGTGCCATTATCGTCTACTACTACATCCAAGTATATTGTATTTTTTGCCATTACTTAGCTGCTGCTTTGGCTTTCGCCGCTCGTTCAGAAGCTTTTCGCTTTTGAGCAATTTTTCCGTTTACCGAGTCTGTTGTAGTTACATCTATAATTTTAAGTAACTGCAACGTAAATACTTTATCTTCTACTTCGAATATATTAAAGATTGCATCTAGGGAGGACCAATCTTTGCCAAAGTAAGCTCCTGAAGCTCCGTCCCAATGATCCGGCAGATAGTTATAAATAAAAAATGCCACTTGAACCTCGACTGGAAAATCAGCGTCAGTTAGTGGCATTTTTTCAGGATCAGGCTCGCGCCCTAGCTGTTCACAAATAGCTAGGTACGATTCTATAGATATGTCAGATTCTTGTTTTGCTTTTCGTTTTATAAGTCGAGTTACTTCTTCGACTTGTTCTTCGAAAAATTTGCGAGATCACCCACTGTATCTACAACCCAAGAGTCAAAGTCAGGGCTGTTCTTCATAAGAGTTGCGGCATTGTCCGCAGAATAAACAAGTTCTTTCATACCAGTCGGTAAAGCCGATGTATCCACTAACAGAAGCTCTTCTAAGTAAGATACTTGGAGACCCCGCCAACCTTTTACGACTGCTTGCGTATATTCTGCTGCAAATCTTTCTTCATCAAGTTCTTCTTCGGGCTGACGTGTGCGACGATTAAATTTTGTCGATACACAACGCTTACGAAGTTTTACCATTTCTTCTCTTGAGAGAAAGCATAGATCTACTTCAAAACCAGGAAATC